TAATTGTTTCGGTTCTGACATAATCAGAATTACCTTCAGTCCCTTCAAATATATATAAACTGTAATCAACTGTACCATCTGGATTTAATATTTCAATAAAAGGATTAGTAGCTACGGCAGTACTACCACCCGATGCAAATCCAGTTTTAAAATTATCCATTCTATCGTTAAAAACAGTTGTATTCTGTATTGGATTACCATGTAAATAAAATCTATTTAAACAAGGAGCTACCCCAGTAATTGATTGTTCTTGATCAGATAATGTATTAACCGTAACGCTTGATATTTTATAATATGGCTTTGCATCAGTTCCACTACTGGCACTTGCTCTATATATATTAATACCAGTCATACGCTTATTCAAATCATCACTATCAATAATAAACTTAGCTTTTATGCTTTTTTCTGTTTGCCCAGTAAGGTCTACAATTAGAGGAGCATCATTATCTTTAAATTTATATTCTTGCGTACCATCAAAAATTGGCACTGCTTTATAATAATATATTTTATTTCCTAATGAAGAACTTGTATCTGCAATTATTTCTCCTTGATAGTTCCATGTAGTAGGATAACTAGGTTCTTGATTGTCAATAAAAACATAATCATCATCTGTATTAGAACTTGAATAAGGGTCAAATTGACCATTAAAAAACTTTCTATCTTTTAAAAATTGTATAACTTGAGATTTTTCAAGCAATCCCATTGAAATCCGTATTTCTTCACCAACTTGGTCAAGTCTCACATTGTCCGGTTGCGTACCGGTAAACGTTTTTAATAGAAGTATATTTGTATAATTATAATCTGCAAACCATATTTTCTTTGCAGTTTTTTCATAAAAAATCCACCCATATCCATTTGTTAGTTTTGGGTGCGTCCATTGTATAATTCTATCAATAACAAAAGGGTTACCATTATTTAAAATAGTTAATGATTGTACAACTGAATGCCCTTTTTGCTTTACTAACTTACCGCTTACATCAGTTCTGAGGTTAAGCATATTAATACAAGCGTCATTAGATATATCCTCCGGGTCTGCATTCGTAATAACACCTCCATCAAATTTTCCTATAGGTAAGATCATTAATACAATGTACCTCCAGATAAATCAGTAACTGTCATAGTCATATTACTAGCACCTTTACCAATGTGTATTTCTCTGGCTTTTTCTCTATTAGCGTAATATCTATTTAAAAATGATACAGACTTTTTCTCGTCACCTATATCCTCTGCCATCATACCTTTTGCAAAGTCAACTAGATAGTCATGGTATATACTATCAATAATTGGTGTTTGCCCAGCTTCAGAGAAATCATATGCCACCCCTACAACTTTAGCTCTACCACCTAAACCATATGCGTCCCAACTAGTAAATAAAGTATCAAAAGAACCCAGTGTTGCAGACCACATGCCAACTTTATCATCATTAGTAAAAATGTCTTCATTTTGCTGAAATGTTCCAGATACATTAGATAGTACCAATGTTCCAGTATCTTCATCAGAATCATCGAACTCAACGGTAGCAGTAGCGTTAGAAACCTTACCTTTTATTTGTGTACCAGCTCTAAACATTCCTGATGTCAATGTATTGTATCCTAATTTTTTATAAGCAGTAGTACTTTCTTCAATATTGTGCGGTATAGCCGTATATCTAAAATGTATTTTACCATCTGCTTGTGGTTTAGGATATAATGCAACCTTATTGTTTTCAATAAAGTAATGTGACGGCTTACCTTGTAGTAAAGAATTAGATGCGTTTCTTCTTGGGTATTGACCATTAAACTGATCAAGAACTAATCCGTCATATTCTACATTGCCTTTTAATTCAATAAAATCATTAGGTAGCTCGTTTTTTACTACTCCAGACTCAGCGTATATAACTCTTTCTCTTTCATAACATTTAGTAAAAATAGAAAAATCTCTTTCAGCTTCTACTAAAAACTTCTTTGCTTTTTTCTTGTGTATCATATCGCTACCAAATGGTAGGATAGCTCTGTCAACTAATTCACTCCACTTCATGATATATATGCCGTTATTATGTCCATGCCATTTGAATAGGCTAAATTTGCTCGTTCCATTCTATTATCAGATTTCCAACAGATATACTCTGCAAAGTCAACAATCGCATAGTGTAAAGCACTATTCAATTCATGTGTGGTATCACTGGCAACAATTACTGCTGGTTCTTTTAAAAAGAATACTGTTATATCCGCAGTAGGAGTCGGGTCTAAAAATATTTTTGTTCCTAATCTATGGTAATACCCTAGCTTGTCAGTAACACTTGGAGATAAGAAACTATTTGTAATTTTCTCAAGGTCGTTAACATTTATCTCATGCCAAACAATGTCATTATTGCCTTGCACAATTCTAAGAATTGCATTTCTAAATGGCTTTGCTGATAACTTTGGTATTGTACTTGATGATTCAAAAATAAAATTGTTTATAAATGAACCAGTAGCGTCCATATTTACAATTTGATCTTCTGTTAACTCTGTTAAAAGATTAGGAGGAACAATACTACATACACGAGATAATCCATCATTTAATGCTTTGAGCATATCCGCACTAGAAAAAATATCTTGATTTGGGTCTTCTAATCTAAATTTTAACTCAGCAATCATCTCATTAGGAGATAATCCTATTGTATTTATGCTTGATTCGTCAGCCATCTACTTTTTCTTTTTCTTCTTAGGAAACCCAGCTTTCATGTTTGCATAAGCCTCTGGACTAATTGTTGATTTACTTTTACTACGACTAGTTCCAGCTTTTTTCCTAGCATTTATATTAGCGTATAAACCTTTTTTCTTTTTCTTTTTACTAGGTCTGCCACGCTTACTTCCATATGTACCCATCCCTCTCGGCATAATTAACTTCCTTTCTTCCACTTCATAGAACTTGATTTGGTTTTAGAAGGTGACCACTTAGTACGATTTGCCCAGTAAGCTCCTGAAAAAAAGTTTTTAATGTTTTTACGGTGTCTACTCGCAAACGCTTTTCGTTGTCCTTCTGTTTGGTTTGTTTTAACCCCAGCTTGACCGAATTTGATAGTTTTGATCTTCCCATTCTTCTTGGCAACCACTATATGTGACTTCCCACCGGGGTCGTTCTTGAGCCGTTTGGGTTTGTTGTAACCCATTACCCCAGCTCGTTTTAATCTTGAATCTTTTTTTTTCATACATTTTTAATATACCCCCGAGCAGAAAATCGGGGGTAATTACTTACAACTATTCTAGTGAATAACTATTTTACCAGCACCAATGCATGTGCCGATTGCATCAGCACCATTAGAACCAGATAACACACCAGATGTTAAAACACCGGCATTGCTTATAGCGGTAACTACTTGTCCAGCAGTTCCACCACTAACTGCACTAGCTTCACCTCTAACTATAACCCATCCATACGCACCGCTTGCAATAGCTCCTTCTGCAATACCGTATTTACCCGGCATTGATGTAGTAGCGACTGCATGTACTTTACATACATACTCAGCTCCATCAGAACTCAATGCTATTGCGACTGGGTATCCAGCAGTAACTGCACCACTGGCTTTTGCCCAGACTTTTTGCTTTGCTTTAGGGTCACCAGCAGATTTACCAAAAGGCATACTCATATCAGTAACTCCTAATAAGCGATAGCTAAGTTTTTAATTAAACCTAGCCTTGAAGGGTTAGAGCAAGTCAAAGCTCCTAACCAAAGCATC